CTTGGCTATACGATAAGCGAGGAAGCCCTTGAAGAAGCAGTTGCTACTAGCCCGATTGAGAACACTAGAACTGAGTTGCTATGTCAATGGATTGATTCTCTATCCAGTCCGTGGCCTCATGGAGTTCTTGAGGAAACCTCAGACTCCGCGCTCTCGATTCCGGTCGGTGGCTATACGGTATTTGCTTTCGATGTATCTCCATCTCGCCGCAATGCGAGCTTGGTTGCTGGTCAGATATTGCCTGACGGTAGAATTGGCGTTGGAATACTCCAAACATGGGAAAGCCAAGTAAGCGTTGATGATCTAAAAATTGCCGTTGATATCAAGGCGTGGGCTGACCAGTATCGCCCTCGCCAAATCTGTTTCGACAAGTACACAGCTCAATCAATCGCTGACCGACTCTCCAATGCTGGCCAAGTAACCCTAGATATCTCAGGCGCTGCCTTCTATCAAGCTTGCGGAGATCTATTAGATGCTTTGGTCAATCATCGATTAGTTCATTCTGGCCAAGAGAACTGGATTCAACAGATGAACAACTGCGCGGCCAAGACCAATGATTCTTCATGGCGCATTGTTAAACGCAAGAGTGCTGGCGATGTATCAGGTGCTATCTCTACAGCAATGGTTGTCCATCAATTAACTAAACCACAACAGGTAGCGATGATATACACCGATTGACCTACATGTAGTGTATAATTGCCTTCTATGGGTCTCTTCTCGCGTAAGCCGCAAATCTTAGAAGCGCAAGCTGCACCACAGGTCATGGGTGAAAATCTACCCTCGATCTATAACGCGATTGCTCTTCGAGTATCTCGCAAAGATGCTATGAGTGTGCCATCAGTAGCCCGAGCCCGTAACCTTATTTGCGGAACAGTTGCATCAATTCCACTTGAGTATTACAGCAAGAGTACAGGCGAAGTAATTGCCCCACCTCGCTGGATTAGCCAACTTGCTAAGAATCAGCCATCATTCGTGACCCTGACTTGGTGCGTTGATTCGCTTCTCTTCTACGGAGTTGCTTACCTTCGCGTTACAGAGCGTTATGCTGAAGATGGTCGCCCTTCTGCCTTTGAATGGATTGCCAATACACGCGTAACTTTCACAACTGACCTTGAAGGCATTATGGTCACCCAGTATTACGTCGATGCTTACCCAATCGACATGAATGACATTGTTACTATTCAGGGATTCGATGAGGGCGTATTAGAACGCGCTGGTCAGACAATTAACTCTGCAATACAGATCAATAAAGCAGCAGCTATCGCCTCAGCTACCCCAATGGCATCAGGTATCTTAAAGAACACAGGCGCAGACCTACCAGCCAGTGAAGTCTCTGGGCTCCTTGCAGCTTGGAAGCGCAGCCGTCAGAACAACTCTACTGCTTACCTCACATCTACTCTTGAATTTCAGCCTACTCAGTTCTCACCCCGTGACATGATGATGAACGAGGCAATTCAGAACCTTTCGACTGAGATTGCCCGCGCTATGAATGTGCCAGCCTATTATCTTTCAGCAGATCAGAACACCACAATGACATATGCCAATGTCCAAGATGAGCGCAAGCAGTTCTATGCGCTATCTATTGAGCCATACATTCAGGCTATTCAGAGCAGGCTCAGCATGAATGACATCTCCACATCAGGACACGAGGTGCGTTTCGCAGTCTTTGACACCTTCCTAAAGAACGATCCTCTAGTTGAACTTCAAGTAATTGAGAAGCTCCTGACTCTAGGACTTATCTCTACAGAGCAAGCGATGGAAATGACAGACCTTACCCCTAACGGAATCGAAGGAATGAGCTAATGAATAACCTAATCATCGAAGCAGCCTCAATCGAGTGCAGCGAAGAGCGCCGAGAAATCTCAGGCAAGATTGTGCCAATGGGTACAGGCGAGATTGGCAATACCAACATGGGCGGAGTTGTATTCGAAGCCGGTTCAATCGACATTGCTGACGTCTCCAAGATTAAGTTGCTTTCACAGCACGATATGAAGAAGCCAGTTGGTCGCATGATTGCGGCAGAGACTCGCGCAGATGGCATCTATGCAACCTTCAAGCTCTCACGCTCTACAGGCGGCAACGATGCTCTAGTTATGGCTCAAGAAGGACTTGTCTCAGGTCTCTCAGTAGGCGCAGAAGTGCTTGCATCAAAGCCATCACGCGATGGACACACAATTGTCACATCAGCCAAGTTAAAAGAAGTTTCTCTCGTTACTGAACCGGCTTTCAAGTCTGCTCAGGTGCTAGAGATCGCAGCAGAGGAATCACTCCCTGTTGAACCAATCCAACCAGAAAGCGAGCCACAAGTGGAAGAATCAACCACTCCGGTAGAAGCTCCAGCAGTTGAAGCAGCAGCAATCGAAGCGGCTCGCCCAACAGTTGTTGCGAATCTCCAAGTACGTGAGCGCACAGCTCCAATCTCATCAGCACAATACCTCGAAGCATCTATGAAGGCAGCACTAGGCGACGATGAAGCTCGTCGCACAGTTCGCGCAGCAGATGATTCAACATCAACTAACACAGGTTTGACACTCCCATCACACCTCAACACATTCATCACAGATACATTCACAGGTCGCCCAGCGTTTGAAGCAGCTACACGCGGCTCACTTGCAGGAATCGATGGAATGTCATTCACAGTTCCACGCCTTTACACAAACGCTACTTCAGCAGACGTCGCACCAACAGTTGCAGACACAAACGAAGGTGCAGCACCATCTGAGACAGGCATGACATCTGCTTATGACACTATCTCAATCGAGAAGTTCTCAGGTTTGCAAAGGGTGAGCTTTGAGCTCGTCGACAGATCTTCACCGGCGTTTATGGAATTGATGATGGCGGAGTTGAGAAAAGCCTACGAGAAGGCTACAGATGCAGCACTCCTCGCAGCTTTCGTTGCTAACGGAACAACAGCAGCAACAACAGCAGCAACAGCAGCAGGACTTCAGTCATTCGTGTCTGTAGAAGGCGCAGCAGCATACAAGGGCACAGGCGGAGACTTCGCTAACAAGCTCGTTGCATCAACAGACCAGTGGGCTGCTATCGCAGGATACGCAGACTCAACAGGTCGCGCACTCTACTCAGCACAGGGCGCAACACAGAACGCATCAGGCAACGCAGTAGCGACTTCAGTCGTTGGTGGTGTACTTGGTACAGACCTTATCGTCGATCATAACATCTCAACTTCAGGAATCGTTGATAACTCAGCGTTCCTAGTTGCACCAGCATCTGTTTACACATGGGAGTCACCAACAACTCAGCTCCGCGTAAACGTTCTTACATCTGGCGAGATTGAAATCAATCTTTACGGATACCTCGCTATCTACCTTGCTAAGTCAGGTAAGGGCGTTCGTAAGTTCAACCTTACATAATAGCAATACCCTAAGTCGCTCAAGGGGGCTGCCAGAGCCCTTGCAGCTCCCTTGAGTCTTTAGAAAGGACAACATGAGTACAACAACAGTTGCAGAACTTCGTACCGCACTAGGTATCGGAACTCTCTATACTGATGCAGTCTTGCAGTCAGTCTGTGATGCTGCTGATGATGTTATGTTGCCTTTTCTATGGACTAATACGACTCCGATTATTGGACACAGCAACACCGCTTCAACAGGCACTTCTTATTTCAATGACTATGTGCAAGATGTTTTCTATGTCGGACAGACTGTAAATATCACAGGCTGCGGATCTAAGCACAATGGCAACAAGACAATCACCGGAGTAGGCGAGAAGCAGATTAGTTATGCCATTACTGGCAACAACAATGTGCCAGCAGTCTTCCACCCAGTAAATCCTTACGGCACAGTTGCAGCAGATACCTATGTCGATTACACAACTATTCCAGCTATTCAAGAGGCAAGCCTTATGATTAGCGTTGCAATCTGGCAGGCTCGTCAAGCTCCAACAGGACAAGGCGTAAGCATCGATGGATTCGCTCCAAGCCCTTACACAATGTCTAATCAACTCATGGCTCGCGTACGTGGCTTACTTGCACCATATCTCAGCCCTAACTCAATGGTGGGCTAATGCCAGCGATTACCACCCTACGATCTAGCATCGCCTCAGCTCTTACTGATAACTCTAAATGGTCAGTATTCTCCTATCCACCAGCGAGCCCTATTGCTAACTCTGTAATCATCAGCCCTGCTGACCCATATATCACGCCAACTAATAATGACCGCACATCAGTTGCGCCTTTAGCCAACTTCTCAATCAATATCCTTGTGCCCTTACTCGATAACCAAGGCAACCTTGCCGGTATCGAAGATGATATTGTAAGAATCTTTCAGCTTCTCGATGCTTCAAGCATTGTGTTCAATGTAGGAACTGTGAGCGCTCCAGCCGTTCTAAGCCTACCTACTGGAGACTTGCTGAGTTGTACAATACAGATCAGCACCCTAACGGAATGGAGTTAAATCATGACCGATTTAGCGCAATGGGAAAAAGAAAATGAAGCCTTCCTGATTAAAATCGGTCAGGTTGCTTCTAAGCCAGAAACAAAAACAACAACTAAGAAAGATGAGGAATAAGCCGTGTCAGTATATCTAAGCAACGGAGTGGTTCTTACTGTAAACGCGGTAGACCTTTCAACTCTAGTATCAGCAGTCACAATCAACCGTTCATTCGATGAGCTTGAAGTAACAGCAATGGGCGATTCAGGACACAAGTTCGTCAAGGGCTTGGAAGCATCTTCAATCACAATCGACTTCTTCAATGATGAGGCAACTTCAAAGACACTTCAGACACTTCAGACAGTATGGGGAACAAGCACAACAGTCACAGTCAAGCAGACTTCTGCAACAGTATCAGCTACAAACCCACTCTACACAATGAGCTGCCTTGTAAACAACACAACACCTATCAACGGTGCAGTTGGAGACCTTTCAACTCAGAGCGTAACTTGGAATGTAAACGGTACAATCGCTGTAACAACAGCACCATAACCGAAACTAACTAAGGGGCTAACATGGCAAAGCTAAAGGTAACAAGGGCTGACGGACAGGTTCAAGAGTTTGAGATAACTCCCCTGATCGAGTACGCCTTCGAGCAATACGCCAAGAAGGGCTTTCACAAAGCTCTGATAGAAGACCAGAAGCAGTCAGATGTTTACTGGCTTTGCTGGGAAGCAATTAGGCGTTCGGGTGAAACAGTCAAACCTTTCGGGGAAGCATTCCTTGAGACTCTCAAGTCAGTTGAGGTCTTAGAGTCTGACCCTTTAGGGTAGATCGGAACTCCCTCACCTATCTCGCAGCTCGCTTGAGTTACGAGTATGGAGTTCCCTTCCAAACCATTGTTGAGTTATCACCAATGGCGTTCAAGGCACATTTAGAAGTCCTCAAGGACATAGGGAAGGAGCGAAGCGATGCGAGTAGAAATACGCGGAAACGCTGACCTTCGCAAAGCAATGCGACGCTTTACGCCCGACCTTGAGAAAGCCTTACGCAAAGAGATTGGCGCAGCTCTTCGCCCAGTTGTAAGAGAAGCAAAGGGATTCGTTCCCGCTGTATCTCCTATGTCTGGTTGGGCTGGTCGCGCATTTAGTGAGGGCAAGTTCCCTACATATAACGCTTCAATCATCAAGGCTGGGATTAAGTATTCAGCAAGTCCTAGCAAGGTAAACGCACAGGGCTTTAGCTCGATGGCAAGCGTTCAGAACAACAGCCGCGTAGGTTCTATCTATGAAGGCGCTGGTCGCGCTAACCCTAATGGACAACCTTGGGTTGGCACTAAAGGATCTGGTAGCAACCGATACAGCAAGTCCAGAAATCCTAAAGCCGGACAACAATTCATCGCTAATCTGCCACCGCTTGTCGGCAGCCTTAAAGGTCGAGGTCGCTTGATTTATCGCGCTTGGGCTGAGAACAGAGGCAAGGCAGAAGGAGCTGTTAATAAAGCAATTGACACGGCTCTGACAGAATTTAGAGCTCGCGCTAAACAAGGTCTAGGGAAGGCAGCATAATGGCAACAATCTATGAAGAGATTAAGATTGCTTCCAAGGCTGACACCCGTGGATTTAAGAAGGCTGAATCAGCCGCATCTAAACTAAATAAGACTCTTAGAAACCTAGGCTTAGCTCTTGGTACAACTGCACTTGTCTCTTATGGCAAGGCAGCAGTCAAGGCTTTTGCAGCCGATGAAGCGGCAGCCAACCGCCTAGCAACGGCAGTAGATAACCTTGGGCTTTCATTCTCTCAGGTTCAGGTTGCAACCTTTATTGACAACCTTGAGCGCAGCGCAGCAATAGCCGATGATGTACTTCGACCAGCCTTCCAAGGATTACTGACAACAACTGGATCACTAACCCAGTCTCAGAAACTTCTCAATGATGCTATCCAAATCTCAAGAGCAAGCGGTATTGATTTAGCCACGGTTGCAACAGATTTAGGCAAAGGCTATGTAGGAATTACTAGAGGCTTAATCAAGTACAACACAGGCTTAACTAGAGCTGAGATAACAACTAAATCATTCAATGAGATTCTAGGCATAATGCTTGCCCGTTCAGCAGGTTCAGCACAGGCTTACCTTGAGACAACTTCTTACAAGATGGAAGTGCTTACAACAGCAACAGGCAGAGCGCAGGAGACAATCGGTAAAGGCTTAGTAGATGCCCTTGCTCGCGTAGGTGGTGGCACAGAAGCCAGCGATGCAGCTAAGGCGATTGATAACATTGCCAAAGCCACTAGCAATGTAATAGTTGCATTAGGTACTGGCATCGGATTGATTGAGAAGTTTCGTAAAGGTTATACTAATTTTCTAGCAGGTGGCGATGTCGATGTCATGCTGCAAGCTCCTAAGCCATCAACTAATCGATCAGCATCTCCAGCCGGTACAGCGCAGCGCACAGCCCAGCAGCGCCAAGCAGAAATGGCAGCAGCCAAGCGAGCCAAGGAATTAGCAGCTTTACAGACTAAGCAAGTTAAGGCTCAGAAGGCTTTGACTGACGAGCAGAAAAAGCAGAACGCTCTTAAGAAGGCTGGGTCTATCTTTGACCTAGAGCAGATTCAACTTATTGCTGCCCTCAAGGGTAAGTTATCTGATGAGGATCGTAAGCGCGTTGAACTTCAGTTTGCTTTGCTTACAGGCAATACCTCAGAAGCCCAGAAACTAACCTATGAAATTGCGAAAGCTCAAGGGCTAGGGGAAGCTCTTGCTCGTCACCTTGCCGATTTACCACCTGCAAAGAATCCGTTTGCAGCATGGGAAGATTATTTAGATATGCTTATGGCTAAGGCTCGCCAAGTAGCAAGCGTTGGCGGTGGAGCAGTTGTTGTGGCACCTATGCCTAGTGCTTCAATACCAGCAAGCAATGTCGCAGCACCTTATATCGGCACTCCATTCGGACAGGCTGGCAGCGCGGCAGCAAGAGCTTTAGGCACTCCATTCGGACAAGCCGGTGGTAATGGCTCAGGTTATGTAGGTACACCTTTCGGACAAGCACCTATCGTTGTGCAGATTGATGGCAAGGCAATAGCCACAGCACTTCAAGATTCATCGATGTCAGGCATAACCTCAAGCATTAATAGAACTTCAGGGGGCTTTGGTCTGTAATGGCTTTACCTGCTGAAATATCCGTATCCTTTGACTTCTCGTCAGGTGCGACTTTCGGCTATCCGTTTACTATTGGCGATGCCAAGTACGGCGTTCTAGGTACTGGCACACTCGGTTCATCTACAGTTCCAGTTCCGATTGTTGATCTAACTTCTCAAGTCCGTAATATCACTATTAACCGTGGCAGAGATATTCAAGCAGACCAATACATCGCCGGTACAGCAGTTGTGCGCATTATTGACCCAGACTCTTACTTCAACCCACAGAACACAGCCAGCCCGTATTACGGCTATTTAGTGCCTTTGCGCAAAGTGCGTATTGCAGCTACAACAGCGACAGCCCAAGAGTTCTTATTCTCAGGCTATACAACCGAGTATCGCTATACCTATGACCAAGCAGAACAGATGGGCTATGTCGATATCTATGTCGCAGATGCTTTCCGTCTCTTTAACTTAGCCCAAGTCACAACTGTTACAGACTCGGGAGCAGGTCAGACAACCGGCACACGCATTGGCAAGATACTAGATCAGGTTGGCTTCCCTTCCAATATGCGCACAATCGCTACTGGACAATCCCAATGTATCGCTGACCCAGCGACCCTACGCACAAGCCTTGCAGCAGTTAAGAACGCAGAGTTCTCAGAGCAGGGCGCGTTCTTTATCAACGGCTCAGGCACAGCAGTATTTAAGGATCGTAACGAGGTAGCTTCATCTATCTCTGGAACTCCTATTGAGTTTAACCAGACCGGCGATATCCCTTACAAGAACCTAGTGTTTGCCTTCGATGACAAGCTCATCATCAATCAGGCTCAGATAACCCGTTATGGCGGCACAGCCCAGTTTGCACAGAATACAGACAGCATTGCCCGATACTTCCCTCATCAGTACAGCGCACAGGACTTGGTTATTGATACAGATGCCAATGCTCTCAATATTGCTGCGACCTATGTAGCCACTAGAGCTGAGACAACAATCCGCATCGACCAGATGCTTGTTGATCTACTAGACCCAGCAGTACCAACTGACACAATGATTGGCTTGGATTACTTTGACAATCTAAGAATCAGCAATATCCAGCCAGACGGCTCTACCATCGTTAAGACTCTGCAATGCCAAGGTCTATCGTGGAATATCAGCCCTAACAGCATGAGCGTTACAGTTACAACACTTGAGCCTATCGTCGATGGGTTCATCATAGGAAGCACAGAACGCGGTATAATTGGCGTGAGTGCAATGACTTACTAGGAGATAAACAGATGGCAACAGGCTTCCCAACGGTAACAGGAGATATCCTCACCGCCCCAATTTTTAACGGCTTAGTGACATTTACCGTCGATGCTGACCAGACAGCGGATTACACAGCAGTCTCTGACGATCAGTACCAAGTCCTAGTGCCTATGAATAAAGCAACAGCCGTGGCTTTCAAGCTGCCTACCAATGCCAGCGTAGCCTTCCCAGTAGGCACAGCAATTACGGTTCTTAACAAGGGCGCTGGAGTAGTCACAATTTCAGCAGTCACTTCAGGCACAACAACAATTCTTTCAGCAGGTGCAGTTGCAGCTTCTCCAACTTTGGCTCAATACAAGACAGCCGTTTGCATTAAGACAGCAACAGACACTTGGTATGTCGTAGGAGCGATTGGGTAATGATTGGCGCTATAACATCAGGTTTATTCGGTGCGCCATTTATTGCCCCCGTTTTAACTGTTGATTACTTAGTAGTTGCAGGTGGCGGCGGCGGTGGTCGCAACCAAGGCGGCGGCGGTGGTGCAGGTGGTTTGCGTTGTACTGTAACTGCAACCGGCGGTGGTGGTTCTCTTGAAAGCGCACTAGGTCTTGCTGTAAGCACAAACTATACTGTAACTGTAGCTGCTGGTGGTTCTGGATCAACTGGTAACACATCAGCAGGAGTAAACGGAAGCAATTCAATCTTTTCAACAATCACTTCAACCGGCGGCGGCGGTGGTGGTTCTGCTGGTGGAAGTCCTAGCAGTCAGAAAGACGGACAAAACGGCGGTTCAGGTGGTGGTGAATCTGGCGCAGGAGTTCTGTTTGGCACAGGAACAACTAACCAAGGATTTAGCGGAAGCGACAGTTTTAATAATGGTGGAAACATAGCTAACGGCGGCGGTGGCGGTGGCGGCGGCGTTGCTGCAACTGCTGCTTCAAGTTCTGTTACGGGCGCTGGTGGTAACGGCGTAGCAACTTCAATCACCGGATCATCAGTCACCTATGCTGGCGGCGGTTCAGGTGGTGCTTATCAGGGAAACGTTGGCGTAAGCATTGGTGCTGCTGGCACAGGCGGTGGCGCATTGGGTAACATTGGAACTACTACTCAAGCGGATTCTGGTACAGCCAACACAGGTGGTGGCGGCGGTGGCGGTGGCGCAACTAATGGCGGATCCCCTGCAAGCGGTGGTAACGGCGGTTCAGGCATTGTTATCTTGCGTTATCCAGATACTTTTACAATCACAGTTGGAGCAGGATTAACGGGCTCAACAGCTACTTCAGGCGCTTACAAGGTAACAACAATTACTGCTGGCACAGGAAACGTGAGCTGGACATAATGGCACATTACGCATTTTTAGATGACTCAAACATTGTTACTGAAGTTATTGTTGGCCTCGATGAAACAGAACTTATTGAAGGTTTAACTCCTGAAGCATGGTACGGAAACTTCAGAGAGCAGACCTGCGTTCGCACAAGCTACAACGGCAAGATTCGCTATAACTTCGCTGGAATTGGCTATACATACGATCCAATCGATGACGCCTTCATTGCACGAATGCCTGATTGCGGTCATGATGAACTAACTCTTAACGATAAGAAGCAATGGGAGTGCAGCAATGTCGAACACACCCCGATTGTGTAAAGCTGGACAACAACTCAGACTGCAAATAGATGATACTTACGCAGACAGAGATAGAACCTCAGACGGGTGGATTGGCGATACCCGTCATTCAGCGCGTGCTTCTGACCACAATCCTGATGCAAAGGGTATCGTCAGAGCCATTGATATTGACAGGGATTTATCTGGAAAGAAAAAGCCTGACCTCATGCCTAACCTTGCAGATCAGATTCGACACGCGGCAAAGTCTGACAAGCGCATTGCTTATGTCATATTCGCGGGAAAGATTGCTTCCCCTCGCATGGGGTGGCGCTGGCGCAAGTATTCTGGAATCAATCCGCATGACCATCATTGCCATATCTCTTTCACTAAGAAGGGCGATGCAGATGGCTCGTTCTTTAATATCCCTATGTTAGGCGGCACAGCATGAATATGAAGCACCCAGCAATCGTAGCTCTTGGAGCGTTCCTAGCAGTATGGGGTACAACCTCTAACTTCTCTTTGGACTATCGCTCTATCCTTGGTTCAATCGTGGCTGGCGTATTCGGATATGCGAGCCCTAAGAAATGACACAGGAGAACTTCTTTACTCTTTACTTTGCAAGCTTGGCTGTTATCGGCGGCTTGGCTGGGTATGTCATTACTCATTTACTCTCTGAAATTAAGAGACTGAACTCGCGTGTCGATGAGATTTACAACATACTTCTAGATCGATAATAATGCCATGGCTAAGAAGAAGGTCATAGACCTAGACACTTACAACGCTTTAGATCAATGGGCGATTACTCTCAACGAGATGTACAAGTCATTGCGTAAGGCTGGCTTTGCTGTTGATTTATCTTTAGCCATTATTACAGACCGAGATGCTTATCCGGATTGGATTCTTCCTAGCTTGCCCAACCGCATCGACAATATCCCTTATGAAGATGATGACGAGGACTAATGCCAACAGTCAAGAGGATAGTAATTCTCAGCGACCTTCAAGTTCCCTTTGAAGATGTACATCTCACCCGCAACATAGCCAAGTTCTTACAGACCTTTAAGCCAGACCAGACAGTAACTATCGGTGACGAGATTGACTTCCAGACTATAAGCAAGTGGTCAGAAGGCACACCTCAAGCCTATGAGCAGACCCTTGGCGATGATAGAGACAGATGCGTAGAGCTGCTTTGGGAACTAGGCGTAACTGACTGTATAAGATCCAATCATACGGATCGGTTGTACAACATAATCATGAAGAAGATTCCAAGCTTCTTATCCTTGCCAGAGCTGCGCTTTGAGAAGTTTATGAAGTTCGATGAGCTTGGCATAACTTTCCATAAGAACCCTATGAACATCGCCCCTAACTGGATTGCAGTCCATGGAGACCATACGCCTATCAAGCAGCAGGGTGGGCTCTCAGCCCTAGAAGCAGCCCGTAGGCATGGGAAGAATGTCATCTCAGGACATACTCACAGAGCAGGGCGTAGCGCCTTCACAGAAGCCTCTGGTGGGCGTTTAGGGCGTGTTCTGCATGGAGTTGAGGTAGGTAATCTCATGGACTTCAGACAAGCCTCATACACCAAGGGAACGGCGAATTGGCAGCAAGCCTTTGCGATCATGTATGTCAAGGGCAGCAATGTCCAAGTGGACATAATCCACATCGAGAAGAACGGCACATTTATCGTGCAGGGCAAAGTCTATGGTCGCGCCCGCTGAGATAGGAATTCCCTACTTTGAAGATGAAGATCCATCTCAAATCGTTATCATTTCGTTATCTAAAAAAGGCGGCTGTCGCATACGCCTGATGTAATCTAGCCCTAACAACAACAGAAAGGGCTTAAAATGAATGTTTATCTAATGACATTTCTCTTCTCGGTTATCACTTACGGGCTGGGATATTACGCAGGAAACTCAGACGGCAAGGTCGAAGGCAGAATGGCTGTACGCCGTCATTATGAAGATCGTGAACGCCAGTTTCAGGGCAATCGATGAACGCTCGTGATTACCTCAACGAAGCGAGAGCTACTATCCAAGACCGAGGACTTGATTACGGTCACCCGTCAGACAATATGCAAAGGACAGCAGCACTCTGGAGCGCATACCTCGAAATGCCAATTACAGATTATCAGGTGGCAATGTGTCTGGCATTGGTCAAAATCGCAAGGAGCATGGAGACTGGTAAGCCAGACAATTACATCGATGGCGCAGCATACTTCGCTATAGCCGGACAATTGCACACAGAGGAGAACGATCTATATGTTTAACCTAGAAGATTACGAGACAGTAGAAGAACGCCTAGTTAAGTTCTGGAAGGATTACCCTGATGGTCAGATTCATACAAAGATTGTTCATTCAAGTTCTACTCAATATATCGTTGAAGCTAGTATCTATAGAACTGAGGCTGATGCTAGACCTTGGACTACTGGGCTCGCTGAAGAAACGGTACAGGGGCGTGGAGTTAATGCTACTTCCGCTCTTGAGAATTGTGAGACAAGTGCGATTGGGCGCGCATTGGCTAATGCAGGATACGCAACTAAGGGCAAGCGAGCATCTCGGGAAGAGATGAGCAAGGTCGCTGCACAGTCTGAAGTAAAGGCTAAGCTCTATGAAGTCAAAGCAAAGATGGCAGATACATCGAAGGAATACATACCAGTAGAGAAGGCGAGTGATCCATGGGAGATTTCAAGTGCTGCACCGGTGACAACCATGGAGCAAGCTGTAGAGATGGTCAAGGGTGTCCTTGGTGGCACTCCGATAGACGAGAGTTGTATCCATGGTGCTCGTGTATGGAAGACCGGAACTTCTAAGGCAGGTAAGCCTTGGGGTCATTGGAAATGCATGGCTCAGATTCTAGGCGATGCAGAACGCTGTGAGCCTATCTGGTACGAGATTGATAAAGAGACCGGACAATGGAAGCCTCAGGTGAAGCGCTGATGGGATACATACAGTTCTTAAACCAAGATGGTGAATGGGAAGAATTCCCTAATGAAGAGCAGAGAGCCAATCTTAGGGCTAATGCTGAACTGCTTGAGGAACTGGGTTACAAGCTGATATGCCAGATGTGTAACAAGTTTCCAACAAGAGCCCAGATTCGTAGCCGTTATCTATTACATGAATGGGTCTGCGAGGATTGCCATACAGTCAATTCAGCAGGCAAAGCATGAGACATCAATACAACTTTCAATCATCTTGGGGTTATACCAACTGCTCAATATGCGATGCAGATCGTTTATGCAACGAGTGGCTTAGAGATGATGGGTTAGTGGTCTGGTTATGTAGTGCTTGTGAGAACACACTTCACTTATGACAAGACACAGAAAAGACCGAGGCTTTCGTACTGAGCGAGTGGTTGCAGCCTACCTATCGCAATGGTGGAGAAGCGCGAGTATCGGTCGAGGGGCTGGTAAGGATATTCTCAATGTTCCGTTCGATGTTGAGATTAAAGCTAGGACAGACTTCCAGCCTCTAGCATGGTTGCGCCAAGCCACTAAGAGAGCAGCAGCTCATCAGGAGTTGCCGTTCGTGGTGTGCCGTATGAATGGACAGGGTGAAGATGCTTCCGAGTATCTTGCTTTTATGCGGTTTAGTGACTTGGTTCAACTATTGCTTAAGTCCGGTTACGGAGATATCCAGCAGGATTCGGTACAATTAGAACCTGAAAGATGCGCAGCTTGCGGATCGTGGAAGTTAGTGGGAGTGCCATGCCGTACTTGCCAGAAGGTCGATAATGCCAATCTATGAGTTTGAGTGTAATAACGAGTCATGCGAGGCTAATGCTCGATATGACAAGGAACTATCTATAAGCGAGCCACACGATCTAGATTGTCCGTTCTGTGGTGAGACGATGAGGAAGGTGTACTCAAGTGTCCCAGCAGTCCATTTCAAAGGTTCAGGATTCTATTCAACAGATAAGTAGTTATGCACAGCCTGTGGATAAGTGGTTAAGAAAGTTACTCTTACGCTTACGACACTCCCAAGTTATCCACATGCTTGACAGAGGCGGTACACTATCTTCGCTAGAGCCCTTCAGGGGCTCAGAGCGGGCGCTTAAGCGGATAGCCCGCTCGGTAGCAATCGTTATTGGGATAGCTCTATCTATGCAGAGTACTGCAGTAGGACAAGGCTCAATCAAGCCTTACCAAAGCATTAGGTTATTAGCTGATTATCAATTAACAGAAGTACAAGAGAAGTGTCATAACGATATCGTTTATAGAGAATCTCGATTTAAGAGATATGCAGTTAATGGATCACATCATGGTTACTATCAAGGTAGAAGTAAGTATCTAAAGGGTAAGCCAGATGATGTGCAGTTCTATTGGTATTGGCGTTATGTATCATATAGATATGGGATAACAGAGTATGATGAGCCTGACTATTGTAAGGCATTAAATCATCTAAGAGTTAAGGGTTGGCAATGAGTAGCAAGCGCAATGACCCTAGACTATCGAGGAAGTATAAAGAGGTAAGGCTTAAGGCATTAGCTCGCGATGGTTATGTTTGCTTCTATTGCGGAGCTGAGAACAAGGACATGACTATCGATCACATCATTCCAATTAGCAAAGCACCTGAGTTAGCCATTGATATTGAGAACATGGTTACTGCGTGTAAGCCATGCAACAGCTCGAAGGGCTCACGCTCACAGGGCGTTTTTTTAGACAACAAGCGTAC